GGTTTTAAACTCGTTGTGAGAAATCTGACAATAGTATGCGATTAAATCATCGGCCTCGTTGTTAGTAATGTTTATCTGTCTAATAAACATCTCTTCTAAATATTGTTTTACCCTTTCGTTTTGATACTGAAATGAAGTCTCTTTATAAACATTAACTTCCTTTACTCTATTTTCTTTGTATCTAGGATAGAGAAGTTTTCTACTTAAAGAATTATCATCTCCATCCCAAAATACAACTACCTTATCAAAATTTTGTTCTTCAATAAATCTTCTGATAGTATTTAAAAAATGCCATATACCACCAATATGTTTACCATTATGATAAAAATCTTTTACCCCATGAAATCCAATCTTAAGGAGGTTATTCCCATCGACTAATAATGTTTTTATCACTTATGTTGGTTTATAGTTATGACTGTTCTCTTTCTTCTTTTAAATCAAAATCACCATCTGTTCCAATGATTTCTTTCCAATAGTCGGCGTACTCTTTCTTGTATTTTTCGATAGACGCTTTTTCTTCTGTTGCTTCTTTTCCCGCAATAAATCCATGAGGTGTTACGATGATTTTTCCATCTTCATAACCTAAACCATTAATATGGTTTTTCATTACAGATACTTTAGTTCTTGACGCAAATTTAATTGTTCTTTTATCTTTAGTTGCGGTTATTTTAGTTGTCCCAGCACCTTTTTGATTACCAAATAAAAATACTAAAGAAGAGTTTAACCAAATAGCCTCACCACCCTTCGCTTTAATCTTAGGTTGTCCAAATGGATTATCGGGTAATTCCACCCAAGGTTGGTTCACTATAATTAAAGTATTTTCGTATTTTGAATCAGCCTTACGACTTCCTGAAATACGTTGGTTAATACCCATACCTATTTTATCGGCTAATGTAGAGGCGTTATGTTGCTTCCCACCTTTTCCTTCAAAAGTCATTTTACAAGGTACAGAACCAACTGAATCCCACATAAAACATAAACTGTAATCTAACTCTCCTTTCTCTTGAGCATCCAATAAACTATTGATGTAATCTGTAATTTGTTCAATATAACTGAAGTTATTATTGAATATGTAGAATCCGTCCCAATCTAATTCTCCCGTTCCTTCGTCAACCACTTGCTCACAGTCAAAACCCATTAGTTTTGCGTGCTCAAACGACCATTTTTGTTCCGTAATAATAAACACAGGAAGTATACCTTTCTTTTGAGCATCAACCGCAGTCTTTACCAATGCCGTTGTTTTTCCTGTATCTGAGTGACCTAAAAACATATTCAAATGTCCTATTGCGGGTCCTGGTAAACCGACCGCATCTAAGAAATCATTACCCAAATCAAAAAACCTTTGGGGTTTATATTTCGCAGACGTTGAGAATTTATCTTTAATTGACTTAAAGTCATTTTTCTTAATTGCCATATTGTCTATGTGTTTGTTAAATGTTTTGTTTAAAAATAAAAACTTGGGCATATACTTAAACACAATGTCTTAGTAAGTGCCCAAGTTCAATAACTTAGAATGGCAGGTCTTCGTCAGGTGCACTATTTGCTTGTAAATCAGTTGTCGGTTGTTTTTCAGATTTACCCCCCATAGAAATTTCTGACTCATCAGAGTTTCCATATGAGTATCCACCTTTGTCACTATCCCAACGTGGAGTTTCTCCTCGTGCAATTGCTTCAAGATATTCTACAGGTTTTTTAGAATAAACGTCAGACCAAGTAAGTTCATCTGTAATCCAAGATTTTGCAGTATCAGCATCTTCGTGAACAGGTCCTGCGTCTTCATACATAACAGTTTGGATAACTGTGTAAACCGCCCCTTTTGGGGTTTTTGCTTTAGTTAATTCAAGGATAATGTCACGACCTGTTGTTGCGTCTGTAATATCGCCTTTAGCTCTCCAAATAGGAATAATTTTGTCAAGGATTCCTTCGTTTTTGTAATTGTGTTTAAAACGCCAGAATTTAACTCCGTCCGCCTCATTATCACGGTCAATTACTTTTACGATGTAAAATTTACGAGGTTTGTATTGTTTAGCAAGTTCCTTGTCAGAATCTCTGCCCGTAGACATAAGTTCTTCGTTAACTTCACTCAAAGGTGAACGTTCGTTGTCATTCTTGCCTGGGTCAAATAACTTTACCCATTTTCCATCCACTTGAATCTCATGGAACCATACTTCTTTAAAAGGTGAAGAACCATCAGGTGTTGGTAAGATTCTTAATCTTTTTTGACCTTGTTTCTCGTTATCCTTAAGGATTGCCGCGAAATACTTTTTCAATCTATCTTCTTGAGATATTTTTGAGGTGGAAGTATAACCACCTTGTTTTGATTGTTCGTACTGTGCTAGTACCGAATCTAGGGATTTGTTTGTCGCCATATAATATAAGTTTTAATTGTTTACTAAGTATAAGTGTCAGCCTTTGTTTTGTCAAATAATTTAAAGAAAAAAAAACGGTCACTTAAGACCGTTAATTTACTTTAATCTCGAAAAAGTATCGATATCGGTGTCGGTGTTTTCAAAGTTTCTAAAACTTTTTTTAATATCACCAGGAGAATATGCTTCAACATCGTCTTTGGTTAAAATATACTCATTTTTTCCTGACTTTTCCATATCTTCTTGTTTATCTTCAAAAAAATCGGTTAGTTTTTGATTAAATGGTCCTGAATCCAAACTTCTCAATTCTAATTTTTCTTCAGGGGTTTTTACTCTATATTTTTCAACCTTAGTTTCAAGGTCATTTAATTTATTCATAATTGAATCCATATCAGAAAGTTTACTCTCTAAACCTTCAAGGTGCTTAAATAAATTATCAAAATATTCTTCTTGTTTTTTCTCAACATTTTGTTGTGATTTAACTAAATCAGTTATATCAAGTTCTTTAGACTTTTTAGTTTCACCTCCAAGTTTTTCAACGTCAGGGTCAGATGAAACATCTACAGATTCAGGTGGAACATCCCCTCCAACAGGTGGTGGTGGCATTGCTCCCGCAACAGGTGGCGGTGGAACTGCTCCTGCATCAGGTGGTGGAGGAACCGCTCCTGCGTCAGGTGGTGGTGGTAATGTAGCATCTTGCTCAGTGATATAATTGTTAATACTCTTATATCTCATGACTTCATTTAAGATTTTTACGTCTATTTTCATTTTCTTATCCATTTAATAATTGTTTTACTCCAGTAGTTGTTTCAACTTGGATTTTTTTATTTTTAGACATAGTATTGTCCACTCTTTCGATTAGACCGTCTTTCATTCTGATTGTATAACAATCTCCTGTATCTAAATCACAAACTTGCTTATTACCGTCACCTAAATCTTTTTCGGTGTGTCGAGTATTTTTACCTAAGTAGTTATCTAAAATTAATTTTGTATTCATAATTTCTTTTTTATATAAATATCTTTATTCTGTTAAAAATTTTTAAGTAAATTTAAATGTTACTGGAAACAATTTATAAAAATCAGTTCTGCTAGTGTCAGTAGTTGTCCCGTCAGCTAAAACGGGTTTACTTAACACAGTAATACTATACGAATAGTTCCCTTTAATATCTGCCGATGATGTACTAAGAATATTACACCCTACCTCCTCTAATAACGTCTCAATATCTACCGTAAAAGTTTGTTTGTTACTTGAAATTAACGAATTAAGATTATTAAATCCTGCTCCAGTCCCACTACCCCCACATTCAGAATCAGTATTATAATCGAAATGAGCCCCAAATATATTATATAACCCTGTTGACCCATTAACCGTAACCGTTAACTTTTCAAACATTGGCGGATTTGCCACAGTATAAGAATTAACACCATTTAATGGTACAACAGTATTAGATGGTACGGGTGTTGGTGAAGGTGTCGGTGTTGGTGTCGGTACTATCTGCGAGACTCCATTCCAAATATCTAAAGATTTTTGAACTTTAGATTCAATATTAGATAATTGAGTTGGGTCCATAGTGGTGTAAACATTTGAATCATTTTGTTTTGCCCCAAAATATAATATCCAAAACTTAGTAATCTCTTTTGCCGAATTATTAGGTAAAACAACCATACTGTTTTTCCATTTTTCTAATAAAATTGTAATATTATTAGTTAAATCATCAAACAATGCGTATGGTAATGTTGTTGTGTCAGATTTTAAACAAAAATAATTTGTTCCTCCAAAATATATTTCACTATCCCCCCAAGATTTTGATAAATCAATACCCGCAAAGTTATTTTCATACGCATCAAAACCCGTTGATGTTCCTGATTCCAAGTATAACGCCGCAAATAACGCATATTTTAATTTATTATCGTCAGGAATGTTTTTAGAGGACAATAAATTAACTATAGTATCCTTAACCTCTTTAAAAGTTACCTTACTACTTTGAGGAGTTATTGCCGTGTATTTAACGTATTTAGAATCAGGTGTACATGTTTGAGTTTGAGTCACCTCTTTACTACCATTAGCGTTTGATACCACTTTATTTTTTTGAGAAATAACGTTTCCACTCGCATCCTTAGTCAATTGTTTTTTCGCCTCTTTGTTTTTAGTAATAATCGATTGTAACAAATTTGTTTTAAGTGATTGTAAATACGCATCAATTTTAGGTAACGATGCAATAGGTTGTCTAACTCCTTCAATAATAGTATCAAAATTACCAGGACTTATATTATGATTAACACTTAATATCATATATGGTCCACTAAACATTGGGACATGTCTTAAGTTAAAATACATTGTAGGTTGTATCATAGCGTTACCCATCATAGTTATTTGACATCCATAACTTCTATTTTTATATAAATTATATAAAGATGTACTTTGTGTTGACCCTTTTCTACCTCCACCTTGATTTGCCATCTGATTTAGTATTTCCAGCCCTTCCGCAGTCGCCTTACCAGCACTTTGGTCTACTTGGAAACTTTTAAATATCTGTTGGTTTTGTGGTCCAATATCAACATTAAATCCGACCACCTTATTAGATTTATCCCAATCTTTTTTACCCACTTGATTTTCGACTAACGGATTATCACTAGCTCTACGTAAATCAAACGCATCATTTCTATAACGATAATCAACATTATTTTTTAAATCTAATTGTTCACTTGGTTTACCCGCATAAAAACAAACCAATTTTGAAGAGGAATCCCTATAATCAACATTTAAAAAGGTGCCAAACAAATTATTTGCAAAGTCTGCGGTTCCATCAATTCTTGGTATTGGGTTTTTCACCGCATTTTGTACGTTATAAAAATTAACATATGATGGGATATTCATTACCACAAAATGATTTTCAATTAAAATACTTTGGACAAAAGATAACATAGACGCTTTTATAGGTAAGTTTAATAATCTATCCTTTAATTTGTAAACATCGATTAAAACTTTTTCTCCAATATTCCTACTCGCCCTATCTAATAATAAAACGTCTTCAAATAATGTTTTTGTTTTAAAATCATTTCCTGAAATCCATTTATCATTTAATGCTTTAAATGTTTCCCATAATTCAACTTTAGGTTGGTTTCCTTGTAAATCAGACTCGACTTGGCCTTCAGTACCAATTGTTGTTGTGGGTAACGATGATTGTAATTTAGGTATTAAATTATTAACGATTTTTGATTGAAAATTATTAATATCCAATAAATAATTTGTCATCGCTTTATAAAACGCTCCTTCACCCGCCTTATTTATTGGGTTAGGTACTTGGGGATATTCATCTTGTCGAGCAAACACCGTTTCAACAATGAATTGTTTATCAGTAGGTCCTGTAGATAAAGAACCAAAGAATGCAATGATGGTTTCATTTATTAATGTTTGAGTATTACCTGTGGTTGTTGGTAAAATGCTTGGTAAACTTTCATACAATATAACACCCTCTTTGTTTGATAAATATGAAGTTTTTTGTGGCCCAACTTGTCTAACCGTAATTGTGTCTCCACTTAAAAGAGCGGTAAATGAAACTTTTTTACTTGGTGATGATATCGGTGCGTCAGGTGGCGCAATCGGATTACTTTGGAATTGGTTTAACTTCTGAGTTGCATATATTTTTATTACTGTAGCAAATAATTTAATGTTATCCACCGTAAAAGCAACATTTAAATCCACAAAAAAGTCCGTTATATAAGAACCATTGTCATCATAAACTAATTCAGGTATCTCTGAAAATCCCACATAGGTATATAATGTTGACCATTCATTAGGATAGTTTGTTTTAGATGTTATTAGTGACACTCCCCCACCATTAGTCGGTACGGCATTAGGTGTCATAACAGTATATGGTTCCCAAGTATATGGGTCAGTTAATGGTAATGATGAAAAAGTATAAAATAGTTTCTTATCATATAAAGACGGATTACCATATTTGAATACGACATCATAATTTAAAAATTGTCTTAAAATATTAGTTATATTATTTGTTTGGTCGTCTTGTATTTTTGTTACAATGTTAGACCCAATATCACCTGTCACCTTTGGTATCTTTAATAAACTTCTAAATAACATCTGAAAGTTTTTAAACGTTAGAGTGGTTTCAGTTTCAGGACTATTCGATTGATTTGATATGGTACTTGAAACATCAGAAGTACTAACCCCCAATGCTCCCGCAATAGCGTTTGCCTGTCCAATATCGTTAGTTGAATTATTTGGAGTATAATCGTAAATTGATTTTGAGAATTTTAAAAACTCTGTTTCAAATCCATCTAAAACATCTTTTTCAAAAACAGATAACATTTCACTCATTTGTGAGTAATCCTTGTCAACACCATTTATTGAGAAATTTTCTTGTTGGCTTTGTCCTGAGAAAATGTGTTTCATATACGCAAACGGTGAGGGTTTTTTAAGTTTTGACCCATCAAAGTATCCGTAGTTCGGCGCCCCCCAAAATAATCTAACAGACCCATCATACATTGCTTGATTTGAGTTTACCTCAAATTTCATTTCGTATGACGACCCACTTGGTTTAAAACATTCATTTTTTGTTTGATTTAAAAGAGACCCTTGTGACGGCATCAAATATATATATTTTTTATCTAGTGTATCAACACTAACAGACCAAGGAATGATTCGTAAATCCCTCATAGGTATTGCTGGGTCAAACCCCTCGGCAAGATTAATAATTGCATTATCAACGTAATTAATTGAAACTCCTGAGGTTATTCCTGATTGTATTGCACTGTCAGTATATCCTGAAAAAACTTCATACCCTTGACAAAAAACATTGAAGTCGTTTATCAATTTAGGATAAAATCCTGTATTAATTAATGTTGAAATTTCAGACCCAATAGTGGTGTCTTTTTGTAATACAATATCGATTGGTGCTCCATTAATAATTAACCCATAATTTCGAGTATTTGCACTTGTTACAGGGTCAAAATTGGTCGTATAACTAAACCCTGTCCAAGAGGTATCTAATATATCAATATTTTTTTCAACATACATTTTATATCTATGCCAAATAGACCCAAACTTTAATACCCATGCGTAAGGTAATTTATGTACAGCACCAAATTTCTTAAGAGCCGCAAAAATATAATCTAAATCAGTTGTGGTATTATTTTCATACGTTTTAAACTTCTCCCTCATTGTTGCCAATGGTAAACTATTAATGAAAAGATATGCAGAAGCGATAAATGGATGTTCATCATTATTTCTGAAATTTTTAACCCCCTCTTGAATTGAGTTGATAAAATATGGTGTATTCATTATTGAGGTAGTTTGGTTATCGCTAACCTCCCCACTATAATTAAAATACCTAACATTTCCTTCAGTAATCAATTGAGTTTCAAATGTTCTATTTTGATACCATGTCTTTAAATCCGTTGAATTAATAACATTTGGTGTTTGTCCTGATAAATAAACAAAGTTAGTTATTGGTCGAATACTATTAGGGGTGTTTGTGGTAATAAAACTAGTTATTAACTTAATGTTTGGATTGTATTTTAAAACTTTTGTAGTATTAAGTGTTCCGTTAGCATCTAGAATTGTCGTTCCATTTGCCAAATATGTTTTATCCCAAGTTCTATTAGTAAATGGAAAAGTATCACCTAAATCAAATTTGTTTGATGTTGTTGAACCTTCAATATATTCCGACATAGCAACTTCATTTGGCAATGAAACCGATGGTTGTGATTCAGAACTATTTAAAATGTTCACATTAATAAATTGGAATCCTCCGTTTGTAACAGTATTTTTAATGTATGGAGTATTATAAATTCCTCTAATATAATTTTGCCAACTTTCTCCCAATCCGCTATTTGAGAATTGTCTTAAGATTGTTGGGAAGTTAGTCGCATTAAACCCATACTCTTTTAGTTTTTGAATAATAAAAGGATTATCATTTGATAAACTTTTAACAATGTTATTGTTTTCGGCTTCGGCAATCAGATTAGTAATCTTATCCGCATCCGATGTAAATCCATTACTCCTTGATAGTCTTGAGTAGTATGATGTTAAAATTATTCGTTCATAAATCTCAAAGAAAAATTTAACCTCTTCCTTATTTCCGTAAACCCAATTTCCAATCGGGAATTCAATTGCATCTAATGACACTCTTTGTGGTTGGGTCAATTCATTTGAGTTTGCCGTTGGGTCGGCGGGAGGTAATGTTCTTTCAGTAAAACCTTTAATAAACTCCTCCACAAATTCTATTTCTGGCCAAACATTGAATAAATACCCCTTACTTCGATTAATAATCTTAGGGTCACCTGGATAAGTAATTTCATATTTTTCTTGACCATCTTCTCCTGATGTTTCAACGATTAATTGTGGCCATGGATATACAGGTTCTTTAGAATTATCTCCCGAGGAAAGATTATCTGTAGATGCTCCCGCAACTTGTTTGTCAAAAATAATATCTTTTCGATATTTATTATCTCTTTGGTTCCAAGCACTAGTGTGAACATCATCCATCAATCTTAAAAACGCCTCTCCATTAGCAAAAATAACCGCCAAAACATTTCTTATGTTTGGAACAAATCCAATTCCACTGTCCTTACTTTGTAATAACTTAGATAATGCTTCTGTTAATTCTACCTCAATCTGTTGTTCTTTTTCGGTTAATATTTTGGTTAACTTATCTATTTTATCAACAAATCGTTTATTCCCTTCAAAAACATGATAAACATAAATTGGTTGTTGTTTACCGTCACGGTCAACAAATTTACCTGAATTAAATGTTTTATTCTTTTCTAACTCCGCTTGTAAATCTATTGTGTCACCTGAAGTAGGTTCTTTATCATTATTTTTTTCCTTAAATGTTGTTACTAAATCAACGTCATTTGATGTTATTTCTATTGTAAAATCACTATAATCAATATCACAAACTATGTGACATTGTTTGGGTTTATCGTCAATTTTATATGAACCGTTTTCACCAACTGATTCATTTTTATTTAGTTTTGAATTGTATCCCGAAATAATTTCTTTTAGTTCTGAAATAGCGGTATTTTGTTGTTGAAGAGTTTTAAATTCAGGTTTAAATGAATAAATTTTAGTATCACTATTATTTAAACTAACCCCACTTGATAACATCGACCCTTTCTTTAATACAAAAAAATTTTTCTTATCCATGTACTTGTCAAACCAAGATACTTTATCAGCATAATAAACATCTTTTTGGTAGGCAATTAATTGACTTCTATACGTGTCAACATTAGTTAATGGGTCTAAATTTTGTTTACTAAAAGAATCTAAAATATTTTTAATAAAATTCTCAATCCTGTTTTGCATTTGAACAAGAGTCAATTCTGGAAAATCATCAGGAATTAATCCTTTAGTTTTATATTCACTATACATCTCCCTAACTTTTTGATACCCTCTTTCATAAATTGTATCGTCAACATTAGAAAATTGGCTTGCATTACCACTTGTTGTCTGTATTTTTACCCTTGACTTGTACATATGTGGAGCAGCAATTAAATACCCCATTGACACTTCACTTAAAATTGTGTACTTGTAAGTTAAAAAATTCAATTCAATATGGAAATTACCTGAGCTAGTGTTATATCTCGAAGTAAAATCTTTTAACATTATCGGTAATCGAACTGCTTTACCATAATACCCTTTTATAGTTAAATAAAATAGTGGATACGGTAAATTAAAAAACGCGGCATAAGGTGAATTATCACCACCTTCAAATAACGCCCTTCCTTTTATGTCCTCCATAGATATATGAATGGTTGACATAAACGAAGTGTTTTGTCTTATAGAAATACTTGTAATACCTAACAATCCATTATCTGTTGCACCTGGTTTTCCTCCCGAATTAATTGTTTGTCTGATATAATAATCGGTATCATTTTTAGGATTAGTTACTGAAGTCTGTTTTGGTTGATTAACCCCTTTCCCTTGTATAGTGTCTTTTCCTGTGAACTCATCGGTGTATTCATTATCCAAAAAAGTCTTTCCCGCAGGCTTTAAAAAATTCATAGACGCTACTGAAATAGTTTGGATGGCATCATTACTTGCGGTTCCCACGGATAACTTAGTCCTTGGAAGAACTTTACACTCCAAATTGGCATACATTACTAAGTCTTCTTGTCTAACATGTCTGTCAGAGGCAACACCTTGCTCGTCAACAACTTTGTTTGGGTCAATTATTGTAATGTTATTGTAGTCGAGTTCGACCAATATGTTTTCTGGTTTACCTACCATAATAGAAGAAATGATTGTCTAATTGATTTTTATAGTCCTGTAAAGAAGCTACTAAAGGAAATGGAATTGTCAAGATAGCACCGTCAGGAATATTCCATTCTTGTCCTCCATATGTTGGATTACCTTGCATAATCAACCACCCAAAAGTTGGCGAACCATAATATTGTTGGGAAACTTTATCCATTCTTGATTGACCAACCTTATATATATACCTTTTATCGGTAGATTTTGTTGGTAATGTTATATACGGAACAACAGTTTGTTGACCATCAAGAATAAAGTTACTATATCTATTATAATTTTGTTTTGCCATGATTAATCAAATTTAATTTTTCCATCAAAGGTGTTTTTATCCAAAGGCGGCACATTAACTGTCTTATAAAGATTTGAAATATCAGTTTTTTGAGTTGGTTCTTTAGTCGGGTCGGCGACTGTCGTATACTCAAATTTTCTTGTTTTACCTTTTGGATACATCTTATTTTCTATCCCTTCCGTAAAAGATTTATATTCCGAACTAGATTTAAATTTATCAAATTTTTTCTCCTCGGCCTTAAGTTCTTTTGAATATCTTTTTGCAATGTCGTCAGTTATATCGTCAAATTTTTTCTGTAATTTAACTGGGTCTTTAATCTTAAGTAAATCACCTTTAATAACATATTTTTTAAATTCTTCAAGTTTATTTGAATCATTAAAAATTCGAGAAATTACTAAAAAGAATCTTTTGTCGGGCTCACCGTCAAAATAATTTTCGTCAATTGCTGTAAAATTTCCCCCATCATATAACGAAGTTTTACCAACAATATCGTTTGTATCTAATAACTCAGTATAATCTTGTAACGCTAAAGCCAATGATTCATAATCATCAGTAAACTCCATATAAGTATCGTCTGGAGCAGGTATACTTGAACTACTAATTTGGTCGGTTCCTTTTATATTATATACTCTTGGAGTACTAGAATCTAAAATTTTACCGTCAGTTTTACCACTAATTAAATTTAATTTTCTAATATTCTGAATATAAGTTTGTTGTTGTATAGTCAATTCTTGAGTAATTGTCGTTATTTCAGATGCAAAGGTTGACGATAAACTTGTTATATAATCAACCATATTCTGTCTAACCCCTCTAATTGCAGGACTATCATCATCAAATTTCTTAAGTAATACTTCTAAAATTGGATTAGGTTCATCAAAACTATTAATATCATCAATTACTTTTTTAAATAAATCCTCGAGTCTTTTTTCAACTCCTTCAGGTTTACCATAAATTTCAACATCGTAAGTGGTTCCCGCAGAAATCGTCCCTTTACTATATAATCGAGAATCATTAACTAATTGTTCAATACCGTAATTAGTATTTAACGTTAATTTTTGTAATTGATTTACTACCGCCTCAAAATATGTTTTAGTATCGGTTAACAAACTATCCATAATTTTTTGATATCCTATTTCACCTGTTTGTCCACTAGGTACAGGGATATTAGTTATAATTTCTCCAATAGTTGTTCCACCATTATTTGTTGGAGGATTGTCAACATTTGCAACAGTTGCAGGTGTCTGAGACGCTAAAATAGCATCAACAACACTTTTATCTAATGCTGAAGTATCTTCAGTCCAAACCGACCTTTCATCATATATTTCTGTATTTGCATAATAATTAAACGATAGTGCGTTTTGTAATCTTTCTACAGGTTCTTTTAGACCCATACCACCGATAATGTTGAAGCCCATAGTGACACTAGCAATCATTGGTTGTATACCAATACCTTCAGGGTTCATGTCATATACTAATGGGTCATATGTGAACGATAGTGATGTTGGGATGATTTTACTATTAACAAAGTCACCTAATCTTAGAATTAATACGGGTGGTGCACCAAATGACGTATTAACCGCATCATTATATTTTGGTTTACCATCAGTACCAATTGTTGGAATGGTTTCCCCAGGTCTAACACATTGATTTAAAAAGGTTAGACGAGCGTTTAACCCTTCAGGAGTTGTTGAGTGGAACGCGGGATTAAAGTACTTAATCTTTTCTTTAAACGAGTCATATACCATTGGTGACTCTTGTTTAATAACTTCAAAATAATCACACTCAGATAAAAGTCCTCTTAATATTTTTTTAGTAATTCCTTCCTTAATTTTTTTAATTGTATCAACTGTTGGTACTGGTTTTGGAACATCAACATTCACAGTTTTAATTTCTTTAATTTCCTTAGTTGGGTCTACAGGTACAACAGGTTTAGGAGGTATAACAACATCAATTGTTTTAACTCTAACTCGTCTACAAGCCATAGCACTTACCGCATATATTTGTGAATTTGAGGTTACTTTATCTGTCTTATCTTTTTGATTAACCCTACAATCTACATCAAATCCTGGAACTGTATTAGTAGTTGTTGCCGTTGTTGCTCCTGATGCAACCTCAACAAAACCTGCTTTAGGAATAACCGTTTCTTCTCCCGTACCAGGTTCCGCCTTGATAGTAAATCGACCATTAGTTATAAATGGACCTAATGACGCATCACCATCTTTGTAATTTTGAAAAAAGTTTTTGATTGAACTAATCCTTCTTTCAGATAATGCTTTATTATATGGAGGTGTTGCAACTGCAGATGCGGAACCCTCCATAACAACACTAATTTTTGCTTCAGGATTACTTGTTAATAAATTAAACGCATCTTTAACAAATCCCTTACTAAAAGTATTAAAGTTAGTTATTACTACAGTGTTGAAGAACTGTTCAACATTAACCTCTCTATCGTCTGAGTTAAATGTACTTTTTGCCCTATCCACATATGTTTTAATATTACTTGTTGAGGTATAAGTTCCATATATAGATTGATAATCAACAGTGGTCGTTGTTTCAGGATTTTTACCTGGAATATCATTTTCAAAATAGAAAGCAAAATCTAAATATTTATTTTCAAACTCCGCGCCTGACGTATCGTCAGTTACTGCGGTTTTAGTGTTTGTATTCGGATTATTACCTGTAGTATCAGTATTTTCTTTGGAAAGTTCCGTATTAATACCTGCCAACTCTTCATTAGTTAACCTTGGGTTATTTAAAACTTGTTGATATGTAAATAAATCCGCAGCAGGAATTGTATTATATTTTTTCGCCAATTCATAGATATCGAATTTAACACATCCCGCAAAAAACGAATCCATAATTGAGTTTAGTTTCTCTTTGTTTTGACCTTTTAATTGTTTTTCCGCAACAATATTCATTACTGATGGGTGGTCAACAATCATCTTCCAAGATAAAGTCCCTGTTCTTGAGGTACTTTTATATGTGTAAATTGGTTCAGGTCTACCTAAGAAATCGGTTGGTTGGAAAGACGGCGTACTCGATTCATTAAATTTAATATCATATGGTGGGAACCACATAACTCTTCCTCCATTTGGACCTTTTTCACAAACAGGTAATTCGTCATATGTAAATCCTGGTCTACTTGATGTTCTCCACGCTAAGTTTTCAATCGAAAACATATATTTTTTGGCATACCCACCTCTTCCGTTTATATCGTTAGGTATAATGTTTGTCGACCCAGGATTTTTTAACGGAGCAATGTTTAGGTTGAATGTATTATCAAAAACGGAATTCGTAAACCTTCTTCCTGATGTAGTAATACCATCGGTCTTTTGTAAATCATTATAGGTATAATATGGTGTATCTTTGGTAAATACTCTACAGTATTCAATACCAACCTCACCTCCTGTTGTATTATCAGTATATGAAACCACTTGAGAACCCTTAGTCATTTCTTTATATCCGTCATGGAATACTTTACTAACTTGGTTCATCGCATTACCAACATGTTTTAATCGATTAATACCTGTTACGTTATCCGCAGAATCAATAATTCTTTGTGTTTGGTCAAGTATCGATGACTCTTTAAATGTGATATTTGTGGACTCTCCTTTTTGATAACTTGAACTAATCTGATTAAACTCTTGGTCTAAACTTCCTGACCCTCCACCAGGTGTCGCATGAAATCCTGCATTACCTTTGTATTTAGGTGATGTCCAAACAAATTGACCATCAATTCCTCCACCATCACTTGATGATTTACCCGCTAATCCAAAGTTTAATTTAGTTTCATTACCTTCATAAAGAATACCTAATTCAGACGGACCATAAACAGGCGTTTGTTGTTGTTTTCCAAATGGGTCAACAGGAACTTGATTTGGTGGTGAGGTAATTGTTGACGGTTCAGCATTTTTACTACCAACATAATAACCACCAACAAGAGTACCATTATTAGGGTTAATTAAATTAACGGTTAAATTAACAATTGCTTGTCCAACACCCAATAATCCACCATAACTTTTATCGTAACCTGGTTGGTATCTATTGTAATTAATATTAGCAAATAATGCCGACCTTTGTCCATTACCTGTATTGGCTAAAAATATTTGTGAGGGGTTTCTTGTTTTATTTAAAATTGGACCTAAAAAACCACCCGTTAATTGATTAATTACGTTTAATGCGGTCGATGTTTGCTTTGATTGTCCCGCATTAAGTTCGTTCTCATTAAAATAATCACCAGGAATTGGTGAAACAGGCCAATACGCTCCCGCCAATCTTGTCGCCAAATCAACCGCGGCTAATATAGGATTTTCAGGTACGGTAATCCTCCAATTTTTATAAATTAAAGGTTGTTGTCCTGAAAGTAATAAACTAATTTCAAATGGGTCTTGTAACGCTTGTAAATTAACCGCACCAACCGTGTGTTGATATATTTCAAGGGCAACTCTTTCTTCAAAAGCATATTTTAAACTTTGAGCCCCTATTTTAGCCAAATATGAATCTTGGGATAAAGGTCCATTACTACCAACAGGATTTGTCGATGTTAATATTTCAAATGGCGAATAAAATGATGCGGTAAATTGTGAATAAGGTAAATAAAGTTTGTTGTTATTTTGAATACTGTCAATAACAACCATGTCTTTAAAACCCCCTTCAGGTCCATAAGTGTTTTCAATAAATGCAGCATCAATAAAAAACTCATTAACTAAATCTAAAACAGTATCTGTCGGACTATATTCCCCTTGATTTGAATTAACAGGTAGTGGTGGATTATTATATGTAATATTTAAATTATAACCCCCATTTGGACCATATTCATTTAGTGGATATAGTTGTTGAGCATATGGGTCATCACTAATTAACGTATCAGGAGAATCAATAACATTTGAAACAGTTTGAGAGATTTCATAATTCAATGGTCCTGATGGTGGAGTATAAACCCCCGGCACAGTATATTGGGACAAATTTTTGGCCATCAAACTGTTTCTAAAACTTGATGTTGATATAAATGATAAAGTACTCCCTGTCATGTTTTATGTTTGTTTATAAATAGAGTTCATATCTATTTTTATATTAAAATCATCATTTTAAGTGGTATATTGTTTTCGTGCTTCAGTATTAGGATTAGGTTCCCCTATACCATTCGCAGTATTCGCCGCGGTACCAGCTGCGGTAGTTATCGCTTTTTGAACGTCTGAATTGTTAAAAGCCTGTAATAATTGTGCGGTATCAACATGGGCTGGAGCATCAATTTTAATATTTAAACTAACCTCTATAGGAGCCGATGTAGGTTTACTACCACTATCAGAATTACTACCCGTAGGATTGGTTCCTCCACCCATAATAACTTTATCTTCAGGTAATGATGTTATTTTAACGTCATTAACTTTAGTTTGAGTATTTGGTTGTGGTGAAACAGGGGTGGCTAAGTTCTCATGTGCCGCAAAAGCATTTACTCCTTTCTTAGCACCACCAACAAAAAATTGTAATAATGGGTTTGTAGATTCCCCTAATTCTTTAATGGACTTGGCAGTATTATCGGTTACCTCCTTGAAAGTTCCTTTAAAGAAGGTTTCAGCCCCCTGTGCGGCAGTTGCTAACGCCTCTAAAAAAGGTGTCCCGTTATTTACAGATGTAATAAAGTTTTCTATACCACCTCCAACAACTTTTCCAATATTTTTAGATGATAACGATTCTCCACCAAGTACTTGAGTTGTTTTTTTCGCAACAGTTCTCATCGCATCCTCGGCTTGTGTTCCAACTTTAGTTCGAGACATCCCAAAACCTGTTCTATTCGCAATCGCCGCAATATTCGCATCAATCGACTCTTGGGTACTCAACTGTTGTTCCGCCAATTCTTCCATGGTTTTTGGTCGACTCGCTTCAATTAATTTTTCAAATGACTCAGGACTAGTGCCAAATTTCTCTATAGCACTATTAATATCCATCTCCTCGCCCTCAACATTAATTTTCATATCACCATTCGCCCCCATTTCAGTAATATTAGCCAACATCTCTTGTTGTTCTTTGGTGGCAAATTCAGGGAATTTAATCTTACCCATTTTTTGTTCTAACTCAGCACCACCTAAAGCCATTTTTGTCATTTCCCCATAACTGATACCTAATTCGGAAGAAATCTCCATTAATTGTCGTTTAGCACCTGGCATAATTTCAAAATGTCCATCAGCATTAAGTTGAGTGAATTGTTTAGACATTTGAGCAATTTGGTTTTGGAGTTCTGCGGGGTCGTTTTGAGCTAAATCCATTAATTTTAATGGGTCTAATAAATCTCCTTGAGCAACACCTAATCTTTGCATTGCCGCAGCCATACCAATCGCTTTTTCAGGGTCAAACATTTTCTCCGCTAAATCAAGAGTAGATTTCATGTCAACTCTTAAGTTAACTGCTTGCGCGGCCATTTTTGACATACCCTCAACACCTCCTTGGAAGTTGAATTGATTCATGGATGATATGTTTTTCATTACTTGTCCTGAAACCGCTTGAGCATTAACACCAATTTCTCTCGCACTATTAATAACTTTCTCCATTTGGTTACCCACGTCATATAGTGAGAATCCCGCATTTTTAAACCCATTAATAAGTAGGTCGTTAGATTGACCCGTTACTTTGGCGGTGGCGTAAAGTTTTTCATAAGACTCAGAAGTTAGTATAACGTTTCTACCTAATTGAGTTGCTGCTGCTTGTTGTAATGCAACGATATTTTCAAATCCTCCTCCCAATAGAGTAACACTTGTAACCGCATCGGCCATTCCAGCTTTAAGTGCGGTAATTTGTTCCCTACCTTGACCAAAACTTTTCGCCACTTCAGCGGCTGAGGCCTCGACCTTACCCATGGTTTCATAAATTTTGTCAATCTCAAAATTTGATTTAAAAGCCTCCTCGAATTCCCCAAACACACTTTTGGCATATTTTTTAGCCCCTTCTAAACCATCATCATTAGTTCCGCTCATTACTTTGTTTTACTATAAATACACAATACACCCTTTTTTAAATTAATTTTTGGGTGTATTATGTTCAACTATTTTATTAATAAGAAATTTCCTTTCAAAGGTGGGCATACGATAAAAGTCAGAATATGAGGTTCTGAGAAATTTTGCCATTAAATAATATTCCTCGATAAGGTGTTGTCGATATTTAGAAGAAAGGCCGAAAGAACTCCACCCCAAAGGCTATCTCGAAAGATACCAGTTCTCCTGATGGGGCATATGTTGTTTTTCTTAGGTCTAATGACGGTTCGTTATCTCTCATGAAGTTACGGATGAATTTAGAATCCATAATTGGTAGAGTTTCAATAAACATTGCAATTTGTCCTTTATCAGTTGTTCCGTCAATCTCTTGAATTTGTTTATTTAATCTCCATGTTACAGTCGGCACAACTCGTCCCGCAGGGTATTGTTCACCTAATTTACTTAATTCAATAATTTCGGAATAGTTTAGAGGTTTCAATTTAATTGTTACACCTGATTTAGGTAATGTTGTTATAAACAAACCTTCTTCATTAGGTTTACTTTTAGTTTGTTTAATGTTTAATTCGTCTAAAACGACCGTTGTTACAAATGGTTTATCTGTTTTAGGGTCAGTTAGAGTAACATCATATTCCGGACCAAAAGAAGTATTTCTTAGATAAATCATAATAGCCTCAACGTCACCATTTAAAAGTTCTTCAGGTCGTAACTCTGTTTCGTAAATTTTATTTCTAAGTAATGTTAAAATGATATTGGTATTAGCGTTTTGGGACGCACCAATTAAAATATTTTCATCGTTTGCGGTTAGATATCCGACTTTTATTGATTTCTTTTTAGATTTGTAGAATATTCCACCTGTAGGTAATGTAACCACATCATGAGGTAAGTTAAATCCATCAGACCCAGCTTTAATTAAATCTTGTTCCATATTGAATTGTTTTTATATTAAATAATAGGACAAGTATATTTTTTATAAAGATTAATTAGTATATTCCCATCTAATATTTCCACAATCATATATCCTATAAATTTTTCAGTTGTTTTATATCCCGACTTATTATCTGTTGTAAAAAATGTAAAATCCATATACTATCATAGTATGATACATATACGGATTTTTATTTTGGGTGTAAAGGGTATGTAAAAAAATCTAGTAAACCAATATACAACGGTCCATTCTAAGTTGGGCGGTTACGGTTGCAATTTTATCATCAGAATATCCTAATGAGTTAAAGTTAACGTCTTTCATCCATGTACCTTCCATAATCCACTTCTCAATAACTACCCCTGTTGGGTCTAACATCTCAAGGTCAACGTTTTTCTTATACCCTGCGGCATAACCCATACGACCTGTTACAGACTCAGCACATAAACGTACCCACTCCATAAGAGCTTGTGATGCTGAAGGTCCAATTGGGTCCCTAAACGTAACGTTTATCTCACCCCAGTTAAAACGTCCTGCAACATATGTTGAAGTATTTAAGAAAGGAATCTCAACAGAATTTATGGTTATATGTGGTCTAGCGGCCGTTTCAACGAACCATTCGTTAATCCCTAAAGTTGAAGGAAAACGAAGTATAAATCGATTGTTCCTTTTCGGTTCGTAAGGAATCGGCATTTTCATTAGTAAATCAGCCATTGTATTATTTTTTTGTTTGTTTGTTTAGTTTATTATAAATATATCGAGATGAAAAATTTTCTCTTTACTTTGTTTTTTTTTATTTTAATCTTTCTATTATAAATTGCCTAGTTAATATGCTTTTTTTATTCCTCCTGCAGTTAAATATGTTTTAATTATATTATCTGGTTCTTTTTCAAATGCTGATTTAACTTTTTCAACATTTCTTATATCATCATCTGAAAATCCTATTGTAGGTAGAAAATTATTAGTTACTTTGTTTTTAAGAAATGCGTCCTTATGAATTTTTGAAGACATCTCCCTAACAAATTGGACAAATTCTTTTAAAGCCTTAATTTTACCTTCTTCAGGGTTGGTTGCAGAACCTTCACCATAAGTAACAGGATAAAACTTACACATATCAAGATATTCTCTAATCATGTCTTTTTTAGACATTTCACCTTCATCGGCCAAATCTCTATATTTTTCCAAATTCTTAACTAATTCATTTGAACTAATTCCCATATGGTTAGATACAATAAGATTATAACACGCCTCTTTAATAACACTTGGGGTATGTCCCCTAGCAGTTACTATAGAAAAAATTGACCCGTTGTTAATTGCCTCAACAAAGTCTCTCCAAGCAGGACCTGGTTTACCTAATAAAGAATCAACAATAAATTGTCTATC